GGCATGTATTGGATCCCTCGCCACAAGAGACTGTTCATCGTGTGAAACCATGAATGGAAACCCGTGCAGTCGTTCGACATTCCGCTATTAAGCTTAGTAGTAAAACATGTTTCAGATTGGGCGGTGCCACATATGTGGCCCTACCATGAAAACATATCGAACGGGTACGTAAATATTTACTGGCAAATTGGCGGCGCCTAAAGGCCTTCCAACTACCAAACGTTTTGGGTAATCACAACACACAACCCAATGGTTAGCAACCACCCCACCCTTTATACGTCTGGTGCGACGTTTCATGACACGTTAGAAAGGTAGTGTTAGCCACCTCTCAACATCAGGATCGTTAAAACCCAATATTGAGCGTGTGCTATAAGACTTTTCGATACTCAACTGTTCCTCTGGAGAGATACCGAAAGCCCAATAGAAAGAAGCTCGGGACTGTTCACTCGGTTCACCATGTGAACGAGAGCAACCCTCAGCCATCTTCCGGACGCCCCAACCCCAAACATTACTAAGAGGTTGAGCTTTACGTCCAACGGAAGACCGTAAGTACATACTATAAAAGCTATCCCAAACTGGAAGTGATCCAGCAAGGGCAATGCCTCCAGTACCTACGGCCTTAATCCAACCCAAGAATTCAACAGGTCGGTAATACGGGTGCATACAAGTGGCATCTTTAGAGATAGCCACCCGCGGGTCACGCACCATTGTGTAGTCAAATGCCCCTGGCCCAACCCAAACAGGTTGAGCTTGACAAAAGGAAATTTGCTCAAAGGTGTAGACAGGCTCTTCAATTACCATTGTGAAGCCCATCTCTCGAAACCACCTAGGAGCAGACGCACGAAACTTTTGATATTCGTGCGACTCCATAATAACAACACAATCATCACCGTTATTGACCAACTCAATCACAATGGATAGCTCAGCAGCATAACTACTAACCATAGCGCACATAATCAAACATGCACCAAGACTAGTATTCATATCACCACTGGCCCGAACTCCATTTGTTGTATACTCAACTTCGCCATCACCAACTCTACCAAAACATTTATTGGACAATTGTTGACGTGTAAGACTTCGAAGTCGATCCTTATGTTTCTGTTGCCAAAAACACAAATCATACACTGAGTGCTCCCACATCAATGCATCTTTCGACACATGCTGATCAAAACGGGACGCATCCATACCAACCGCAACAGGCTTCTTAAACACATTCCACTT